GGGCGTTTATTGATATTGGCATCGGCGTGATTTTGTAAGATAATATAAGTTGGAGGAAAAAGAATAAATGGCTACTTATCTGCGAAGTGGAAGTTTAATTGACGGAAACAGAACCGCCACGCATACCGGCCTCAGCACAAGTATTGTGATTAAAGTTGATGAAATGACTGTTGGCGCAATCCAAGAACTTCGGGTTACTACGCGTCGGAACATTGAGCCAGTGCGCGAGGTTGGTTTTGATGGATTTTTGGAGAAGGTGCCAAATCAGCCAACCGATGTTACGCTGACTGTTCAGCGCGTGGCATTTGACGGCTTGAGAATGACCGAGGGATTTGGTCGTGGCTTTCGATTTATTCATCAGCAGAGAATTCCATTTAATATTTACATTTATAATTTTGCCAATACTACGACTGAAGACGATTCTGCTGTTGATACTACGATCATTCATAACTGCTGGTTCTCGGAATACAGCTGGCCATATACTGCGAGCAATTATATTATCACCGAAAATGCGACGATTAGCGCAGAGTTTATTAGTTACTCCCCGTCGCCCAATCTCGGTGTTCGCGGCGGTATCTTTACTACTGATTCTAATGGGTACGAGCAACTTGTAGCGAGCCAGAAGAGAAGAGGAAGTCTTGACATTCAAGGTCTTTTGTCGGCTAGTAAGACTGCCACCGTTTAATAGCCCCGCAAGCCCTCACTATTTTTTCATTGGAGATGTATGATGCCTTACCCAGCTTCGGGCTCCACTGTGTCCAACAACCGGGTTAGAACGGCAACCGGATTATCAACAACCATTGTCGTCAAGGTGTTTAATTACACGGTGGGCGCGATTCAGCAATTGACGATTAATCAAGATCGTGAGCTCAAAAGATACACGGAAATTGGAAATGATGGAGTGGTTGAGATTATTCCCTCGTTGCCAGCGACCGTTACAATTAACGTTAATCGTTTGGTGTTTGATGGCATGAGCATGACGGAGGCATTTGCAAGAGCATTTATTAATATTCAATCACAACGTTTTCCATTTAACATTGACATTTATGATTTCAGCGTTGCCGGAGAGTTGGATATTGGTGGTGCCCAGAATGTCGATCGCGCACCAACAATAAAAAGGATACAGAATTGTTGGTTTAAATCTTTGTCAACACCGTATAATGCGAACAATTATTTGATTGCTGAAACCGCGGTATTATGGGCGGAACGAATTACCACGTTTACGCCGTCGCTTAACAACTCAATTCATAGTCAGCTTAGTTCGGCTTGGGGCGGCAAGGGCGCCGATGTTGATACAATCGAGAAGGAGTTTGATACTTCCGGTGGCCGCGGCTCCCTCGGTGAGCCAACGCTTGAGCCGGCAAATAAGGGAAGGAGAACGCTGCATGATTTAGCATCTAGTATCGGCAGCTTATTTTAAGGAGGATAGATAAATGGAAGGACCGAGAGTGAAAAATAGACTGTCGGCATTTGGTCCGGAGAAGATGTCAAGTTTTGATCCGGTTCCATCGGAGGAAATGGTTAAGGAAGAAATGAGGAAGCAATTTGTAAATTTGGACGATTTGTTCATGCTCGGATATGCATCCGGCGAAAAGGAAATTGGTAGATTCAAGTTCAAGATGCGCACATTAACTTTTGATGAAAGCAAGAATGTTTTCAAGGTGATGGCGCGAGCGAAGGATGATCCTGGATTGACGCTAGATGTTCAGGACATCACGCTTGCTTATTCGGTTATGTCGGTCAACGATGTTCCGCTTGAGGATTTATATAGCGGCGAGGACGCTGGAGAATTAAGCAGCGAAATGAGGCGAGTAAAAGTTATTCGCAATCTTCAGGCAACGGTTGTTGGCGAGCTCATGGAATATTATGGCGAGCTTGCCGAGGCCAAGGAGCAAGAGGTTGACAAAGACGAACTAAAAAAATAATGAGGGAGCCTTGGCACAGGCTCCGATGGAAGTTATGCAAAGCCTGGCGCGTGCCACCAGATCATGAGATATTCGAAAAATTATCAAGGCACCAATGGTTGTGGCTCCAGGCGATGGTTGAGCAAGATTATTTGGATCAAATTGAAATGCTAGAATATCAAATTGCATTTATTCCGGATGCTGCGGAGCAAGTTAAGCGCGCAATCGAGGCGAGAAAGGATGATTCTCCGAATAAGGTCAAAGTATCCGACGATGATTTTGGAAAATTCTTGCAGCAAGAATTTGGTAGAGAATTGGATGAAGATTTGGATGTCGCAAGATTTATTCCCGAGAGGTAGATAAATGGCTGTTGATAAAGAATTAGAAGGCCTAGAAAAATTTGCCAAAAGCGCGGGTTTGGCGATAGAACAACTTGCCAATAAAACGAAGGTCGCCGAAGGGCAATTATCTTCAATTACGATTGGTGCTGGCGATTTATCGAAAGCTTTTGGCGCGTCAACTCAAATGATTGAGGGGATGGCGCAGGCTATTCCTGTCCTCGGAAGTGCGCTTGGTCCCACTGTCGATTATATGGGCAGACTTATAACTTCTATTATGGGAGTTACAGAAGCCGCCGCCAGTCTTATAAATAATGTACAAAAGATGGCATTCGCGTATGATAAGATGGCAACCCAGACAATGGTTGCTTTCGGCAAATCATTCGAAGATGCCAAAAAAACTTTTGACGGTTTTAGTAAGGCTGTTTTGGATACGCGTGAAGTTACATTTGAATCGCTTGGTGATATAGAAAAGCAATCAAAAGAGCTTGGTAAATTTTTTACAACCGAGGAGCTGATAAGCACAGAGCCATTTATTGAGGCATCCAAAGAAATAACCGGCGTATCTGATAAAATAAATATTCTAACTGCTACTTCTTTGGTTGGAAAGGCGGTCGGGATGGATTATGCTTCTGCCACGCAGACCGTTGCAGAAATGATGGATTCTCTGGTTTCAGCATCGGCAACGAGTACACAGAAAATTGAAGAGTCGCAATCTGCAATGTTAGCAATGTCTAGTGTGGCGAGAGATACCGGGGTTAACATTAATATTGTTGGCTCACAATTAATAGATAGCGCCAAGCAGCTTGCCATTTATCGCACAGAAGGCACAACGGCAACCGAAGTTATGGGCAACCTTGCCTCTGCCACAACTTCATTTACGCGCGCATTGACAGAAACTGGCATGGCGGGGCCTGCAGCAGTTCGCTTTGCAAAACAATTTACGGATCAAATGCGGCAAGTTAATATTGCAACACGTGCATTTGTTGCACAAAGTGCTGCGATGGGACGCGGACAAGGTGCGCTAGGGGCCGCGTTGAGATTCGAGCGAGCAATTGGCGAGGGCAGATTTGAAGAGATACAGCAGGCAATTGGCCAAATGGTTCGTCGCGTTGGCGGCGGAAGAATAATGACATTCCAACAGGCCGTTAATAATGACATTCCAACAGGCCGTTGAGGGCGGTGAAGGTGCAGCTCGTCAGTTTGAGCTTCAACGTAGAGTTGTTATGCAGCAAATGAATGTTGGAGAGACACAGGCTCGTCGAATTCTTGATGTGCTCGCTGGTGCTCGACCAGGTGCTGCTGGTCCAGATGCAGCGCAGCAATTGAGAGATGCGATGACACAAGGCAACGAAATTACCCAAAGCACGACAACAGCAATTGATAAGTTGCACGTCATGTTGGAATCAAATTTTAATACATTGTTGTTGCAGTTCGCAAGAGGCGGCGGCCGAGAATTAACAGAAAGAGTTGGCGAAGCACAGAGGCGGATGCGTCCGGAATTTAGAAAAGGCCGTCAAGAAATACTTGCTGGCCAAGTTGGTGCTGGGATTGGCAGGATGGGCCGTGCTGCAGCTGGCGAGATGGTTGGTGCGTTTCCAGAATCAATTCAAAGAATGGTGCAGAAATTTATAGATGACCCACAAGCTGCTGCTCCACAACTTGAACGTTTAATCGGCGCATTACCACCGAAAATACGTGAGGGTGAGACGGCAGAGGCCAGAGAAGCTAGGATGCAAGAGTGGCGCCAACAAAGGGGGCGGATGGATCCGGTTACGAGGCAGATACAAGAATCAATTGGGGCAGCAATGAGGCGGGTCGTGCCGCAGCAACAGATTAGACAGATGACGGAAAGAATAACGCAGGGAAGAGGCGAAGAAGAAGCGGGGGCAATAAGGCGGCAACTTGGCGGATTGTTTGGTCTGCCGCAACGTCAACAGCAGCAGGCACGCGAACAAATTGAAAGAACAGAGCGAGGCCAAAGGCAGCAACAACGAGCAAGACAAGAAGTTGAAAGGGCGGACAGAGAACGTCAAAGACCGACCGCGGCAGCGCCAGAAGCAGAGCCAGGAAGAGAAGCGAGGCCCGGCAGAATGGAGCACGTGGTGAATTTAAAGGCCAGCTTGTCTGGACCGATCGAATGGAACCGCGATGATATTGTCAGGCTAATTACGGCGATGGAAGCAACAAAAACGGGAACCAAGTTTGCCTTTGAAGATATTTCAGACAGAACAAAAATTAATCACGATTTCGAGACAATCGCATAAACGGAGAACAAAATGGGAATCGAAAGAGGCTCGCCAGTTTCAGATGACCGAGAAAGATCGGACACATATAATGCTGGAATTACAGTAAAAACGAAAGAAAGAACCGGCATCGATTACGTTGAGGAAGTTTTCCAGGGAAGGCAGCCAGGATATATTCCAGGTCAACTGAAGCGACAAATGATGGCATTTCGCGTTCCAACGGTTGGAACGGTCGAGATGTATATCAACCCGCAGAATTTTAATGTTAAATCATCCAAAAATTGGAGCGAGGTTAGGACGAAGGGCGGATTCGTTGTTCAGCTTTGGGGCGAGGCTCTTGATGTGATTACGATAAGCGGGTCGACCGGCAGCGCAAGTATCGAGGGGATTAATATTCTCGAAAATATTTATAGAAGCGAGCAAACTTCTTTTGCATCAACCAATGCTGCGCTTCGGGCAAAACTAGAGGGCAGCTTAAATTCCCTACTTGCAAACTCATTGAGTCAGACGCAGTTCGGTCGCGAAGTTAATAAATGGTTAAATCTTAATGCGAGCACAAGGCCGACGCCCGCGAGTTTGGCCACAGCAATGGAGCTTATTTATATGGGCGTTGTCTATAAGGGCTTCTTTGTCGATTTTAGCGTAACAGAGCAAGCAAGTCAGCCCGGCATTTTTGATTACAATATGACGTTTAAATCGTTTGCGAAACGTGGAACGCGTTCTAACTTTATGCCGTGGTCACGTAGTCCGTATTACGGCCCAGCCAACAGCAACGCATATACCCCGAATTATTCAAAGATCGTTAAGGGTAGTGACTCAAAAGATGTTCTTGGTCAGTTTTGGAATAGGGGCGGGTAGATTAAAAACATTCCTGGTAAGGAGATTAAAAGATAAATGCCGATCATAAATTCTACCGAGCTTAATTATTCTGCTAATAATTCTCGAGGCGATCATCTTTTAAACTCTCTTCTTCAGCAGTTTGCGAGTGCGCTGTCTTCTCAAAATGTGAGCTTCGTCGATGATGGCGTTTATTCAATCCCAGGTTCTACCTCTGCTGCTGGTCCGCAAAGTGGCGCCCCACAAGATCCTCCAGTCCAACACACAGCGGCTCAGCTTGGCCTGAATACAAGAAAATTTGCATCGCAGACGCCGCATGCAACCGTTTATATTAAAAAGAAGGTCTTTGCCGGATTAAAGGATCAATTTGACACCAAGTTTCTCGGCGAGGATGAGAAGCTGTTTCTGCGGGCCACCAAGCAACTTTTCAACAACAAGTCCGCAGAAATCGCAGCATACGAACGATTAACAAAAATTAATCGATTTTTGAATGATGGCGTTGTATTGCAAAGTGACGCGCAATGGATGCTGAGTCAATTGACGGTCGCTAACATCGAGGGCAGCATTCAAAATAAACAAAAGGAAATCCAGGATGCAGAAAAGGCCGGGGCAAGCGACGAGCAAAGAGAAGAATTAAATTATGATCTTGTAAAGTTGCAAGCAAGCCAATACGAAGCGAATGCGCAATTAAAAATACAAGAAGCAAATATCGAGGACGCTGAATCTACATATACACGATGGGCAATTGGAACGAGGGAGGTTGATAATGCCGGTGTTGGGCTTGGTTCCGGCGTAATCGAATTAACGGCATTTACAAATTTATCAACCAATCTTTCGCTCAATTCTGGTTCGGTTGGAAGCTGCAACATAACAATTGAGGATCCGTATCATATATTATTTATTCGTGTTGAGGATATCGACAAGGCGCTTTCTCAAGCCAATACATTCGTTGCGGCTCC